TAGCCACTAATGGAAATAGCTAAAACGGAGTGTGTAAGGTGTAAAGCCTTACACCCCGATACTCTGTACCCTGCTGAAGACAAAGTGTGCGTGTACTGTAAAGCAGATGAAGCCGAACGTATAGAAGAACCGCCAGTAAAGATAAGCAAAAAAGAACAAAAGAAAGTTACTCAAGAAGCTGCCGCACAACGTGAACTAGCGCTACGAGCACTTGCACGTAAACACATGTTGCCTTTTGTAGAGCGGTTTGATTCTAATTATCAAGCAGGTTGGGTACACAAAGACATCTGTCAAAGGCTAGAACAGTTTAGTGAAGATGTAGCCAATAGAAAATCCCCTAGATTAATGTTGTTTATGCCTCCTAGACATGGAAAGTCAACCTTGGCTAGTGTTGCGTTTCCCGCTTGGCATTTAGGTAGGAACCCAGAACATGAGTTTATTAGTTGTTCCTACTCAGGTTCATTAGCCATGTCTTTTTCTAGAAAGGTTCGGCATCAACTGCGTGAACCCAACTATAAGAATGTATTTAGTGGAGCATCTCTAGATCCTACTTCGCAATCAGTAGAATCATGGTTGACTACAAAAGGTGGTGGTTATGTAGCGGCAGGTGTTGGTGGTGGTATTACAGGTAAAGGGGCCCATGTTCTTGTAATAGATGACCCCGTAAAAAACCGCGAAGATGCGGAGTCTGAACACAGCCGTTCTTCAGTTTGGGATTGGTACACATCAACAGCGTACACACGTTTAGCCCCAGGTGGTGGTATCCTAATTATTTTAACGCGGTGGCACGATGATGATTTAGCAGGACGGTTATTACAAGCCGCAGCAGACGGAGCAGATGAATGGGAAGTAGTTAAATATCCTGCAATTGCGGAACAAGATGAAGAATTTAGAGTAGAAGGGGATGCATTACACCCTGAAAGATATGATATTCCTTCGTTGGAAAAAATCCAAAGGGCAATAGGGCCAAGAGATTGGTCGGCATTGTATCAACAGAACCCTGTAGCAGATGAAGGTGATTATTTCAACAGGGAAATGATAAACTACTATGATGAAGCGGATTTAGATTATACTAGATTACGCTACTATTGCGCATGGGATTTAGCTATTGGGCAAAGAGAACGCAACGATTATTCCGTAGGTATAGTTGTAGGTGTTGATGAATATGATAGATTGTATATAGTAGATTGTGTACGTGGTAAATGGGATGGGTTTGAGTTAGTAGAACAAATTTTAGATCTATACGAAACTTGGAGACCAGGAGTAGTTGGTATAGAAAAAGGTCATATAGAAATGGCTCTAGGACCGTTCTTACAAAAACGGGTAAGAGAACGAAGGTTAAACGAAGCATACTTTAAAGACTTAAAGACAGGTAGGAGAGATAAAGAAGCAAGAGCACGTGCAATTCAAGGTCGTATGCAACAAGGCATGGTATACTTGCCAAAAGAACCGCTTTGGGTAGGACCTTTAATAGCAGAATTATTACGTTTTCCTAACGGAGTACATGATGATCAAGTAGATGCTTTAGCGTGGATTGGGTTAATGATGACAGAATTTGCTACATTTTTTGAACCAATTGAACACATTCCGTCTTGGCGAGATAAGTTAGATAGTATTGCTAAAGGTGATAACAAGAAAACAGCAATGAGCGCATAAATGGCATATCAAAAATTTAAAGAGAAACTCAGTAAAGCCCAACAACACGAATTAGCTCGTAAGCAATGGGCTGCTTACACAAGAGCACGTGATAATGGCCACCAAGATTACGTTGAAATAGCTAAAAAATGTGATGCTTTCTATCGTGGTCAACAATGGGATCATGGAGACATGTCTGCACTAGATGATCAAGGTCGTCCCGCTCTTACTATTAATACAATATTGCCTACTATTAATGCTGTACTTGGTGAGCAAAGTACACGGCGTATGGATGTAAACTTTAAACCACGAGGGCGTGGTCAACAAGAAATTGCAGATGTACTTGACCGTTTGTTTATGCAAATTGGTGATAACAACAAATTACAATGGACTGAATCACAAGTTTTTGCTGATGGTTTGATTCAAGACCGTGGTTGGTTTGATGTACGTATAGATTTTGATGATCACATCCAAGGTGAAATACGTATTACTGCTAAAGATCCTTTAGATATTTTAATTGACCCTGATGCTAAAGAATATGACCCTCGAACGTGGAACGAGGTTTTTGAAACTAGGTGGATGAGTCTTGATGAGATAGAAGAAACCTACGGACAAAAGAAAGCGGACCAATTGCGTATAGCCGTAGAAGAAGGTTCAGTTTTAGGTACAGATTCAGTCGAACACGAAGAAAATAGATATGGTGATACAACTACAGGTGTAGAGTATAACCAAGGTAACACTTCAAATCCTGAAGAGAACCGTTCATTACGTGCAGTGCGAGTTGTAGAACGCCAGTATTACAAATTAAAAGAATGCATGTACTACGTAGACATGGTTACAGGAGACATGCGAGAGATTCCATATGTATGGAGTAAAAAGAAACGCGAAAACTTTGCAGATGAGTTTGGTTTAGAGATTCTTACTAAACTAGTACGTAAAGTACGTTGGACTACTACAGCAGACACTGTTGTACTTAATGATACTTGGTCGCCTTATGACCATTTTACTTTAATTCCTTATTTTCCATATTGGAGACGCGGTAAACCTTTCGGTATGGTGCGAAACCTTATTTCTCCTCAAGAACAGCTTAATAAAATAAGCTCACAAGAATTACATATTGTAAATACCACAGCTAACAGTGGTTGGATCGTAGAAACAGGTTCATTACAAGGTATGACTGCAGATGACTTAGAAGAACACGGTGCAGAAACTGGTTTAGTACTAGAATTCAACCGTGGATCTAGTCCCCCTGCTAAAATACCACCTAACCAGATTCCTACAGGTTTAGATCGTATTGCTCAAAAAGCTGCTAATAATATTAAAACTATTAGTGGTATAAGTGATGCGATGTTAGGTACTGACAGTCCAGAAGTATCAGGTATAGCTATTCAAGCTAAACAAAACCGTGGTGCTATGATGATTCAAGTGCCATTAGATAATTTAACTAAAACTAGACAGTACCTAGCTGAAAAAGTACTTAACTTAGTACAAATGTATTATACCGAAGAACGGTTGATACAAGTTACAGATGAACAAGACCCTCAAAAGCAACGTCAGCCAATGAGTGTGAATCAAATGACCCCAGAAGGAAGGATTATAAATGATCTTAC